AGTGGAATAACTTATTACAAGTAGCTTAAATTTGATTTAGCAAGGGTGTATTTTATAATGCACCCTTATACTTAACACGTGTTAAGAGAAAGGTAATTATGAAAAAAGAAAAAAAAGAAGAATCAGCTTTAATAACTGATATCCCGTCAGTTAGATATGTTTATATAATAGCAACAGAAGAGGGAGGTAAAGCAACTATACCATTTTGTGTACCTAAGAGTGGTGTTAGTGGAGAACAGGCTAAAAATTATATTTTAGACAATGGTCTTCATGTATTGGATGGTAGGTTATTTGTAGAGGTAAACACAGATGATTGATACATTAAAAGAAGCAAGAAAAGTAATGAGAGATACACAAGATTATTTGTCAGATATCATTGCTTATGCTTGGATGCAACACCATCCTCATTTTCATAGGAATGAGAAAGAACATATTAATAATGTTGTAAACAATCTTATTGGTACAAATAATGAGTTATCAAAGTTAATCACCCAATTAAAAAAGGAACAGAAAGATGACAACATTTAAATTTGCAGTACCTTGTGCATACACTTATGAAATACAAGCACAGAATGAAGATGAAGCTAGAAAAATACTACAGGAAAAAGGTGGTCTAGATATTAGTGGTGACTTAGAAATAGATGAAGTTGATTATCAATACGCAACACTATTAGAAAGGAATGAAGATAACAATGCGTGATATTAAAAAAGTTATACCTAAAAATCATCATGTAAGTGGTGTTCAAATTCAAAAATCTTTATCTGTTGATGCAGATAAGTATTGGACGGTAAGAATACAAATAACTCATGATGATTATGAATCCTCAAGATATGGGGAATACATGAAGGACTATTTAGTATTTGGAATAAGCAAAGGTGGGTTATTTGTAGATGAGTAATCAACAGAATGAAGAAGTACTAGAAAGTATTAAGGATGAATTAGAAGGTATGTCTATGGCTGACTTTTCTAATCTAGTAGAAAAATATGACTTAGGTATAGAAACTATAGATGCTATGTTCTATGATGTAGTACATAGAATATTTGAAGAGAGGAGTAGGTAATGGGATTTAAAAAAGATTATCCCTTAGAAGTATCTTTTACTATTCGCTACAAAGTAAAAGTAGCAGGTAATAGTAGAGATATATTCTCTGACGCTGAGTATTTAGCAAAGAGAATGTTGTTAGATGAATATGGATTAGATTATGACAAACATAAACTAGACATTCATGTTATGGTTGAAGATGATTTAGATGAGGTAAGCAATGATATCTGATGTTGAAATCAGAGGTCGCAAAGAAAAAAAAGAAAGTACCTTATTAGGATACAATCTTAGTAAGGCTCAAATGAGTAAACAAGAAAGAGAAAGAAAAAGAGAACGTATTAGAGTTAATTATATTTTAACTAATATGTATTATAGTAACACTAAGGAAACTAAATAATGAAAAGTAATAAATTTGATTTACCCTTTGGGTATGATATTATGAATAATAATGAACCTAACAAGGTAGTGAAGAACAAGAAGATGACCTTGACGGAAGCTACGGAATACATGATAAAAATGTTCGAAAGGAAACAGAAGAAGATATGGAAATAGATATGGAAGTATATATATCCTCGGGGGTGGTAACCCCTTCTATCATGCATTTTAAAATCTGTAAAGCGAAATCGTAAAAAATTTATGGATGTAGAATGGATTATATTTATATCTATAATAATAACTTATTGGATATTAAAACCATAAAGATAACACGTGTTATCTATAGAAAGGAACGATATGTTAATGTCAAAACTAACTGTGCCTGAAGCTATTAAAGAAATGGTAGGTACACAGAATACTTTCTCTGTAGGTTTCTACAAGAAAGACGGAACATTTAGAACTGGTGTATTCAGACTAGGTGTAAAGAAAAATCAAAAGGGCGGTAGACAATATACCAACCCTAATAATTTTTTAGTTGCTTATGATATGCAGAAGAAAGGTTATAGAAATATTAATTACAATACGATTAAATATATCAAAGCTAAGGGTATGATTTATCATATTGAAGTAGAGAACACAGATGACTACAGATTAATGTTTGTAGGTACTGTTGATATAAAAGGAACAAACTAATGCCTATGTATGAAATTGTTGTTGAGGTAACTAAAACAAAAAAGTATTACATAAAAGCAAAAGATGTAGAAGAGGCACAAGATAATTATTTATTGGATGGTCATTCTAGTCCTTTGTATGAAAAAGGTATAGACAGAACAATAGTTGATGTTAGTGAAGTACTACAAAAGAATGGAGAGTCATTTGATTAAACGTATTCATGTTAACCAACATAACATTCGACACAATGCCAAACATCCTGATGACATCAAAGATGTTATTACAGTTAAAACATACAAGCATAATTACTATGGCTCTGATGTTGTTTGTAATGGTGCTACAAGAATTGTCTATAGTCCTGACAAGCCTTTATCCTGTGGTGCTAAAGTTTGGATAGAAGCATTAGGTGATGTTACTGTTATAGGAAAAGATAATCAGCCTGTTACGATTTGACTTAACAGGGGATTAGTTTATTATTATAAGTGACTCCGAAATCCTTTCGGGAGTTGTTTGTTAATTAAGCCGACAGGGGTGTTAGTCTATATCTGACACCCCTTTTTACTTAACACGTGTTAAGAAGGTTTAGAGAAACATTTGATGACGATTGAATGTTTCTTTTAACCGATTACACTAAGCTTGATGAGTTTTGAATTAGCTACCAAAATGATAGGTAAGTCTATGGTCACTGTCGGTACTCGTGCGTAAGCCATTTCGTATTCTTGGGTTCGTAGCCGAGTATAAACTCAAACGCAACGCAAAGTACCTTGGGGTAGATTGTACAGTCTGCCCCACGTAAATTAGTTTAGTGGCAGGTCTGCTGAAAAATTATATGCAGAAACCAAGATATAGCCAAAAGGACGCAAAGCCTCAGGAACCTGACTTGGACACTAAACTACTAGTTAGTAACACGTGTTACCAATCACACATAAAGGAGTAATCATGAATAGTACTGAAGCATATCTAGAAAAATTTAATTCTAGATTATGGTCATTGTTAAGATACCATCAAGGGGAGTATCGAACAGACTTTGAATTTCCATTAATAAAAAAACATATAGATAAAGATTTAAAGCACTTGCATTATCAGAAAAAAAAGTTATAAAGAAAGAGTATATTCACTCATATACTTTCTTTCTTTGTGGCTGAGAGGGGTGGTCAGAAATGACTGCCCCTTTTTTTGGCTCTGAAGAAATGAGAAAATAACTTAACACGTGTTAAGTAGAAAGGTAAAAATGTACATCACAAAGAAACATCAATTAGAATATATCAAACAGTTAGAGATACCTTCTAACACCCGAGTTAGAATGGATTGTCCTTTTTGTCTTAACAAAAATACATTCTATATAAACACAGAAGACTTTAAAATTAATTGGGGATGCTATCATGCATCTTGTAAGATTGGTGGTACTACTGAACGAGCATTATCTCCTGATGATGTTACCAAGTTCTTGGAACTATCGTCATCAAAAGGCTCGGCTGAACCGAAAGTAAAAGCTTGGACAATCCCAAAACATTTTACTAACATACAATCTAGTGAAAAATGTTTGTCTTATGTTAAGAAAAATAATTGTTACCCGGCATACCTTGAAGGGATAGCATCAATATACTTTGACCCCCGTAAAGATAGAGCAGTCTTTGTAGTTAAAGATGAGGGTGATGTAGTTTCTGCAGTAGGTAGAAGTCTTAATCCCCTTAACATGCCTAAGTGGTTCAACTACAATAAAAACATTATTCCTTTTACTTGTGGTAAGAGCGACACTGCAGTTATTGTAGAAGACTGTGCTTCTGCTTGTGCTATTAGTTCTATCTACACAGGAGTTGCCTTATTAGGAACAACTATGAAAGAAGAGTATGCAATTTACTTATCTAAAAACTTTAAGAAAGTAATTATAGCTTTAGATAGAGACGCAACGCAGAAGGCATTTGATTTATCAAAAGGCTTGAGGTATCTTATTGATACTGAAGTAAAAGTCTTAGAAGAAGACTTAAAATATTTAGACCCCACAAGGATAAAGGAGTTATTTAATGTCACTTGAGAATAGAATAATAAAGTTCTGTCTAAACCGTGACTTTTTTGAAGAGAATAGAAAAAGGATTAGTAAGAACAATTTTACTAATGGTTTAGCAGAGGTATACACTGTTATAGGAGATACCTATAAAAAACATAATAATATACAAAAGCTTTCTGTTGAAGAAGTTAAAGATGCATATTTTAATATTTACAAACCTGCATCCACTACTGCTCATCGACAGAAAATGGAAGCCATACTAGACAACATAGGTAATGATAACACAGAATATAATGCTGATATTGTTTCTGATACGTTAAAGAATTTACGTATGCTAGAACATGCTAAACAAGTTATAGAAGAAGCTAATGGTGTTTGGAATGGTAAAAGTAAATCATTATCTACTGTTAAAAAATTAGTGGAAGAATTTGATGAAGACGTAATAGAATCTGAAGATGGGCTAACTCCTGTTACTAAAGATATTGGTGAGATGTTAGATGCAGTATCAGTTACATCTAAATGGAAGTTTAATATAAAAACATTAGGTGATAGAATTGATGGCGTAGGTGAAGGTAATCTTATGGTTATATTCGCTAGACCTGAAACAGGTAAGACTGCATTTTGGGTTAGTCTAGTAGCCGGGTACGAAGGCTTTGCTCATCAAGGTGCTAAGGTTCATTGTTTTATTAATGAAGAACCCGCAGTTAGAACACAGATGAGAATGGTATCTGCATGGACTGATATGCATAAGCTTGATATACAAGACAGTATGAAAGAAGCAAAAGAAGAGTGGGCTAAGATTAGTGACAACATAGTTTGCCATGATTCTGTAGATTGGTCACTAGAATCTTTAGATAAGTATTGTGAAGATAATAAACCTGATATTGTTATTGTTGACCAACTAGATAAAATAAATGTAGAAGGAACTTTCTCTAGAGGTGATGAAAGATTACGAGCAATCTACTTAGGTGCAAGAGAAATAGCTAAGAGAAGAAATATAGCTTTGATTGGTGTCTCTCAGGCAAATGCAGAAGCTGAAGGCTCAGCAGTTTTGTCTTTTGATATGATGGAGAATAGTAGAACAGGAAAGGCAGCCGAAGCTGATTTAATTATTGGTATTGGTAAAGCCCAACAAGATGGTGATACACCTAACTTTTTGCGAAACTTAAATGTTATAAAGAATAAAATAAATGGATGGCATGGTATAGTTAATAGTATACTAGTGCCTGAGAAATCGAGGTATATAGAATGACAAAGATAACAGTATTTGATGTGGAAACAACAGAAGAAGGTTATAAAGGAAGCCCTACTCCTTACTATCCTGATAATAAATTAATAAGTTTAGGTATAGACAATGAGTATTTATTTTTTTGGCATCCTGACTTGCCTGATATTGATTTAAAAAAGAATAAAAAGATTGTCCAAGATATACTGAATAAAACAGATATTCTTGTAGGTCATAATATAAAATTTGATTTGTCATGGATATATTCTTGTGGATTTAAATATACTGGTATTATTTATGACACTATGATAGCTGAATATGTTTTACATCGAGGTGTTAAAACTAGAATATCTTTAGCAGAATGTTGTGTAAGAAGAGGATTAATACATAAAGCTACTTCAATTATTGATACATATAGAAGTCAGGGAATGACTTTTAAAGATATTATTCCTAAAGATATTGAGTTCTATGGTAGAAGAGATGTGGAGTGTACCCGACAGCTTTTTGATGCTCAGGTATCAGATTTAAATAAGAAACATAATTCTTCTTTATTAACTACAGTTAAAATGATGAACAAATTTACAAAAGTATTAACCAATATGGAGATGAATGGTATTTATATTGATAAGAGTACTTTATCTGAAGTTAGAGATGAATTTGAAAAAGAGCATAAAAGATTACGAGTAAAGATAGATGATACTATTTGGGATATGATGGGAGATACCCACATAGAACCTAGTAGTGGTGAACAACTTTCTTGGCTAGTCTATGGATTAAAAGTTACTAATAAAAAGAAATGGGCTGAGGTTTTTAACATTGGTGTTAATAAACAAACTAATAAACCTAAGAGAAGACCTAGAATGTCCATAGCAGACTTTAATAAGTATGTTAAAATGTATACTAAGCCTGTTCATAAAACTCGTTCAGAAAGATGTTCTAGTTGTTATGGCAATGGTAAAGTTCAGAAAATGAAAGTTGATGGTAATCCCTATAAGAATTTAAGTAAGTGTGAGACTTGTGATGGTCAGGGTTTAATATATCATCAGTTAAAAGAATTAGCAGGATTTAAAGTTAACCTTAAAACTATTGTAGAAAACTTTTCTAGAGATTCTAAAGACACTGCTAGTAAGTTAGTAGGACTAGCTTGTAATACAGGATTTAAAACAGATAAAATAACTTTAATGACTATTTCTAAGTATAGTAAAAATGGAGTAATTGATTTTGTAGATTCTATTACAAAGTATAGTGCTATAGAAACTTACTTATCTACTTTTGTTGAAGGTATACAAAACTTTGTAGGTTGGAACTCTATATTACATCCTAGCTTTATGCAGACTGCTACTTCAACAGGAAGATTGTCTAGTAGAAATCCTAATTTCCAAAACCAACCACGTGCTAAAACTTTCCCTATTAGGAAAGTAATGAAATCACGATTTAAGAATGGTAAGATTATGGAGGTAGACTTTGCACAGTTAGAATTTAGAACTGCAGTCTTTCTTGCTCAGGATAAACAAGGTATGGAAGATATAAAAAATGGAGTTGATGTTCATCAATTCACTGCTGATATCATAGGAGTATCTAGACAAGATGCTAAGGCTCATACTTTCAAACCTTTGTATGGAGGTTTTAGTGGTACAGATGATGAAAAGAAATATTACGCTGAATTTTTAACTAAATATAAACAGATTAAAGAGTGGCACGATAAGTTAGAGTATAGTGCGATTGCCACCAAACTAGTTACCTTACCAACAGGTAGGCAATATTCTTTTCCCGATGCGAAAAGGATGCCTTGGGGTAGTTCTAATTATTCCACCCAAATAAAAAACTATCCTGTTCAAGGTTTTGCTACTGCCGACATTGTTCCTTTAGCTTGTATTAATGCTTATGAGTTAATGAAACAAAAGAAGGTAAAAAGTCTATTAATTAATACTGTACATGACAGTATTGTTGTAGATGTCTATCCGGGTGAAGAAGATGTTATGTCAGATATCTTAGAAAAATCTACTACAGGGGTAAAAAACACAATGAAATCAATGTATAATATTGATTTTAATGTACCTCTAGATATAGAAATAAAAGTAGGCTCTGATTGGCTTGACATGACAGAAATAAAACTGTAACTTATCCACAACTATAAATAATAAGGAGTTATTATTAATGATGACTAATGAAATATCAGTAAAAGGAATGTCCGATGCTCAGATTATGGCAGCGATTGGACAGACTGTTGATACAAACAGACCCATGCTATCTCGATTACAAATTAACAGAGATGCAGAGGATGATGAAGGTAATAGATTACCAACAGGTCACTATCAAATCTATCATCCAGAACTAGAACAAAACATATATGGTGAGTCGGTAGAATTTAGACCTTTCTACACTGCTTATCAATATATGGCTTACAATCCTACTGAGAAAAAATATACTTCTCGTTCTGTTATCTTTAGGAATTGGAAAGAGGATATTATTGACACTTCAGGTGGCACACGATGTGGCAAACTTCCTGAAGCACAAAAAGCTAATCTTACCTCTGCTGAACTAGAACTTCAGAAGCAGATAAAATGCTATAAGATGACTTATGGTACAGTATCTTTTAAAGGTAAAAATGCTAAAGGCGAAGATGTAGATATCGAAAACTTCCCTGTCCTTTGGAGAAACACAGGAACTAATTATAATATTGTTAATGAAGCATTTACAGGCTTAACTAATCTAGGTAAACCAATGTTTAAATATACTTTGACATTAGGCACAGAGAGAAGAAAAGCAGGTGCAATACGTTTCTTTGTTACTACTTATAAAATTAATAAAGATAAGGAATTAAGTTTTTCTACAGATGATGAAAAAACTTTAGAAAGTTTCTTAACTATAATTAATTCTGAGAATAAAAGTGTCAGTACTCAGCATAGTAGGTCTACTACTCAAGCAGAATCAGATGGTGATGATGCAAAAGTAATTGACCAATTAACTAAGTAAGTGCATTTACTTTTAGTAAAAATACAAGAACTATTATCCCGCTCCACTACGGAGCGGGTTGAAATATCAGAAGATATCATTGAGCAGTTTGGAGAGGATTGTAAAACTGCATTTAGAAAACAATTCACAGAAGAAAGAAATAAAGAATTTTCTATACGAATGTCTAGTATTGGTAAACCTTTATGCCAGTTACAAATGGAGAAAAGTAAGTCTTCATCAGAGTCACCCCCTTATAATTTTAAAATGAGAGTTTTGTTTGGAGACTTAATTGAAGCGGCAGCAATAGGTATTATGAAAGCTGCAGGAATTAAAATTCAATCAGAACAAAAGGAAGTTCATAATGAATTATCAGGTGTTAAAATTAAAGGTACTTATGATGTTGAGATAGATAATAAAATCTATGATATTAAAAGTGCATCTCCTTGGGCGTATGATAATAAATTTGCAAAAGGATTTAATAATGTCAGAGAAGATGATAACTTTGGATATGTAGTTCAAGGTTCTCTATATTCTGATTCTTCGGGTAAACCTTTTGGTGGATGGATTGTAATAAATAAATCTACTGGTGAATGGCAAATAGTAGAAACACCTACTTATAATGAAGATTATAAAGTTAAAGCAATAAAAATTGCTGAAGAGAATATAGATGCTTTAGTAAATGATAAAGAGTTTGAAAGATGTTTTGAGGATACTCCTGAAACATTTAATAAAGTAACAACAGGCAACAGAGTGTTAAGCACAGTCTGTTCTTTTTGTTCTTATAAAAAAACTTGTTGGGGAGAAGAATTACAATATCTTCCACAACAACAATCAAAAGCAAAATCACCTAGATGGTTTTGGTATACAAAATTAGTTAATCCAAAGGAGGATAAAAACGATGTCAAAAAGTAAAGATTTGGAAAAAAATGGTCCTGTTATTTATGTGACCCCTGTACCTGATAGGCAGGGTTCATTTATGTGCAGTATTAAAAAGAATAAAAATCCCTCTGAAGATGAGCAAACTTGTGAGATTATGGCAATGGGAATGATGAGAATGTGCCTAACAGACCCTGCATATGTTTATGATTTAGGTATAGAAGCTTTAGAAGAAGAGGAATCTGAGGTTACTTATAAAGAACCTGTATTAAAAGGTAATGGTAAACACAGTGATACCAACATTGTTGATATACTAGACTATATTAAATTTAAAAATGATAATGGGAAATTAAATTAATGAGTAAAGATAATTTTAATAACTCTAGTGATATTAAAACACTAAAGAAATTTGATTTAGATTTACAGTTTGGTCAAATGCGTGAAAAGAAACTTCACGATATGTTTTTTAAGAAAAAATTTGAGATAAAGTCTGAGAGAGATTGGTGGCAAAAGACAGGTAACATTGCAATTGAAATACAATGTTATGATAAGCCAAGTGGGATATCAGTTACCAAAGCTGACTATTGGATGCATATCTTAACTGATGGTGATGATGAATACTGTACTTTAGTATTTAAAGTAAGTACCGTTAAGAAACTTGTAAAAAAATATAAGAATAAAAATGTTTTTGGAGGAGACCATAGAAAATCTAAATTTGTTTTAGTACCATTAAAAGAATTATTTGTGTTGGAGAACATAAAGAATGGATAAAATAAATCCAAATTATTATAAGGCTAAGACCATAGAAACTATTGAAGCTATTAAATCACAGCTTACATCAGATGAGTTTCGAGGTTATTTAAAAGGTCAGATTTGGAAATATTTATCTCGTCACAGAGAAAAGAATGGTTTTGAAGATTTAAGAAAAGCAAAGTGGTATATGGATTACCTAATACAATTTGAGAAAGAAATGGGTGAAGGCAATTTAATTACTAATTAGGAGGCAGTATGAAAACATACATAATTAATAACGAAGAAATACAAACATTACTAAGATACTTATTTACTAGACCTTATGGGGAAGTAATAAGATTAATAGAGATACTTGGTAAACTGAGAGAGTTAGATGAAAAAGTCAATGCGGACTTTATCTCAAAAAAACAAGGTAAGTAGTAACCTTGCTACTATTGTAGTTAAATTAGATAAAAGTGGAGAAATAAAATTAAATTTAGATTATATTAAACCTTCTGATTTAATTAATGTGTTCAAAGAAAAATTTCCTGATTATGAAAACTCAGTATTATTATCTTCTATTATTTACGATACTATTTATATTTATGAGAATTTATATGACAGAATTAAAAACACTATAAATATGAATTAAACGTTTCTCATTTCCATACTTAATGCTCTTGACCTATTAGGGGTTTGCTTATACCATCTCGACCGCATCATTTCATTTGCTGCATCAGGGAAGTTACCATCTTTTAAATATCTAATCATATTTTTAAATTTAGAAACTCCTGCAAATCCCATTTGGAAAATCATTTCACATATAATACCTTTAGCTTTAGCAGGTAAATCAAGATTATTTTCAGCACAAAATTTCTCCATTAAGTTCCATGCTTTGTCAAAATCTTCATCAAATATTTTATCCCATCCTTCTTTATCTTTAGGAGGCTCTTCTCCGGGTAGCATTTTATGACCATAGCCCCCTGTTTTGAATCCAAGGGTATCTATATAAGTATCTAGTCTATATCCTTCATGTTGTTTAATTCTTTCTTTTAATGCATCTTTAATTATATCTGACATTATTTCTCCTATAACTTTAGTTAAACTATTTCTTTTTTGTAATAAGCCCCATAGCACCTTTAGCACCTTTAATACCAAAACTTGCTGAACAAGCTATGTATAATAAATGCTTATAGTAATCAGGGAGTGAATGTAAAGCTTCAAATCCTGCTTTTATATGAGGTGTCCATCCGGGGATGAAAACTAATACAGCAGGAACAAGTAGGCATAATAAAATTAGTTCGTCTTTCCACGACCCTTTCATTTGGTCAA